ATCCCTCATTGTAGTTTCTAATTTAATACCAATATAACCTGTTGCGGCGGTGCCACCCATTATACCTTTAAAAATAGCATCATCTCTTTTTCTTTGTTTAATTCTTTTGATAACTTTACTTTCAGATCGGTCGAGAAAGGTTTTTTTCTTTTTCTTCTTTTTACCTAAAAGACCCAAGCCTTTTTTTGCAATACCGAAGATGCCCATGATTAATCTCCTGTGAGTTCGTCTTCAAGCTGAATGATTTCAGCCATAACTTCTGATTCGTTGTCCTCGGTCATTGAGCCACGAAGCTCTCTAATTCTCTCTAGGATATCTTCTTCTTTATCATATGACATTATTTCTTACCTTTTTTTGACATACCAGCTTTAGAGCTAGATCCTAAAATTATTGATTTAGCTTTACCTTTTGGTTTACCAGTATTTTTCGCCTTTTTCTTTTTGTTTGTTGTTATGGTGTCGGCTACTGCAACAGTTGGGGCACCAACAAAAGCTATACCTTTCATAGTTTCTTCAACAGTGTCACCTATTCTATCTTTTTTGCTTCCAACATCTCTAGTTTGTTTTTTTTGCATTCCTGCTTTTGAACTAGGATTACTTACAGAAAATTTTGAAGGTGCTGATTTACCACCTTTTTTGCTTGCTTTAAATCCACCCGTAACACCTTTTTTCACTACTGTGAATAAACCCATTAGTTTGGCCTTACGTTGTAACCTAAGCCTTTAGTAGCTGCTCCGCCACCTCTAGCTGTTCCTCTAACAACACCACCATCTTTCATGTAACCCATTTTGTTACGGACTTTTTTTGGTAGTTTTGCTAGACCTTTATTCTTTGCAGGTACTGGTTTTAAATTCTTTTTCATAGAGCCTCCTATTACTTCTTTTTAGCGTCTCTGGCTTTTCTAGCTCTATCCATAGCTTTTGCAGTCACGCTTACTGGATCTAACTTAATTTCTATTATTTTAGATTCATCAATTACGCCAGGAGATGAGAAGAGTTTGTGTCCTAAATGTTTATAAGTATATTTACCCATGCTTGAATCCTACTCTTATACGTTCGTTTTTGCAACTATTTCTGCAAGACTTTCGCATCTTTTTGTTGTCTGTTTATGCCACTTCGAGTCCTTCATTTCAGTAGCTGCGTCTTTCCAGCGTTTTTCACGCATGGCTTTCCACATGTTTTTGAACTTACGAACACCGTTTGTGCCTAATTGAAACACCATTTCTAGTATAACTTCAGATACATTGTCAGGTAAATCGTGTCCAACACACTCATCTATCAATAGATCAGCCCCCGCAGCAGCTCTATTCAGGTCTATATCAAATAGTTCTTCGACTTCTTCCATGGATATTTCAACGCCTTCAGCGTATCGTGTCCGTTCGTGAGGCTGAATAAGGTGGCCTATGCCGATCGTGGCTTTTCCTAGTGTGTCTAAATACATTACTGTGCGCACCCCTTCATGCAAACGCACCCTTGCTTTCAAGTCATCTGTTAAATCAATCATGATCCTATTCCCCAATGCTTTTGATGTTCATCGGGATCTCCTTTCTTAAATAAATTTTTAATTTTAAATGTTATAACTGCCCACAGGTTTTTCATTATCTAGTTTACCTAATAAATCAAAAATACCATTATTCCCAACATTTTGCAAGTTAGCTTCTAATAATTGTGGCATGCCTCCCATTGGCATATTAGGATTCGGTGGAATTCCCATGATCCCTGGATCGGGGTCCATGGGATATACTTCTTGTGGTCTAATTGTAGGTGTATTAAATAATCTTTCTTCAAACTCAATACCCTCACTTAGTCTGTCTGCTCCAGGTACAGATCTGATGTCAGGTTCGCTAGGCATGACTCCTTTAGGTACTGGAAAAGGAAAAGTTTGACCCTGTATATTAGGTATAACATTCGGCTCACTTGGTATCACCATTTCTTCTTCGGGTAACATAAACTGATTAGGTCCTGGTTCAAAGCCCTCGAACCTTGGTAACATATCTATGTTTTCTGGTGGACCTTCAGCAAGTTTTTTTGTTGCACCACCCTTATTCATTTTCAATGGCTTCATCGGTAATTGACTTAACGGTGTTACAGCATCTAAAGCGATCATAGTGTTCCTATTCCTTTTTTCATCATTTGACTTTCTAAGGCATCATCTAAAGTTCCAAAAGCTAAATCACTTCGAGTTTGTGGTGCAAGTTGTACTCCTGGAATATTTGGTTGTAGTGAAACGTCAGGTTGAAAGGTAGTATCATAAAAACGTTGTTCTTGCGTATCAGGCGTAACTCTTCTGTCAATCTCACGTAAAGTTTCTAAATCACGTCCTTGTGGAGTTTCAGTCATTAATTCAATTTGTTTATCTCTAGCTGCGTTTTGTTCTAATTTACTTTGAGGATTTTGTATTAAACTAATAATCGATTGATCAATCTCTTTCATAAAGTCTTGTTCTTCTAAATCTTCATCAGTTGGTAAGAATTCATTTGCCCATTGTATGAGGTCATTTCTTCTTGACTTTGTAAGAGGATCTTTTGTAGGAAACTTAACAGCGTCAGTATACACTTCAGTAAATGCTTTTAAAGCTTTAGGACTTGTTAATAATTTTGAACCATACTTTAACATTAATGCTGTCATAATAGGATTCATAGCCACAAATCCACCTGCGCCTGCGCCCATAGCAGAACCTAACATGATTCCTTTAAAACCACTCAAGGTAATCCTTCTAGTAACGAAGGTTGAAGGATCATTAACAATGAAAGCACCTGCCGCATCTGCTGCAGATAAAAAGTCTTTTATACCATTAACTGTTACGCCTGTGCCCTCTAATGCTTCAGTAAGAACTTCAATACCATCTTCAGTATCTAAACCTAGTTTCTTAGCAAATGCTTGTGGACTAAATTCTACTTGACCAAATTCTAACATTTCTGGTGCTGCTTTTTTCAAACCCTGCTTTTGAATTAAATCAGGACTTGCGGAAGTAACATTTAAGTATTGATTAGGTGTTACACCAACAGGAAGACCTACGATTGAATCATTAAGGGCATCACCTAAGAGTCTTCTTACAACTCTTAATTGACCCGCATTGGGTGCAACGCTCGTAATAGGTAGAACTTTTTTAATGGTTTGATTATATGTTGGACTTTTTGGATCTAAATCTTTTACAAGAGTTTCTATATTAACAACCACTCCCTCTTTGTTACCCGCTTTTCTAAAAGCTTGTACTTGTTCAGGTGTTGCTTTTGATAGTTCTAATAAATGTCTCATTGCATCAGGATCATTTTTCGCTCTTTGTAAAATGGTGTCAAAAACTTCTTTTGTATACATCATGCCATATTTTTGATCAGGTCCTGGACCAAATATGTTTGCATTAACTTGTTTTACATTTGATGCCACGCCTCCTGTATAATCAGGTATGGTTGCTGCAAAATATTCATTAGCAGCAGAAAGTTTTTTCAAAGCAGTATTAAAGACAACATCATCCACTTCATTACCTATATTTTTAAGATTGGTAATATCCATTTCTAACATCGCAGCTAAATTACCAATGGCTTGTGCTTGGTTTTCTGGAATCTTACCTTTAAATTCTGTTTTAAAATTAACTGCAAAATCATTAAACATTTGACGAAGTGTGATTGCTTGTTCCATTGTAATATTAGGATCTAATTTTCCTAACATTCCATATAACTTTCCAAAAGATTCTTGAGATTTTGAACCTGGAAATTGAAAAGGTTCTCCTGTCGTAAGACCGGGAATACCCTCTTCGTACGATGCTCGAGTGTCATTAGCAAGTTTTCTAAAATTGTCTATGTTTATAACTTTTTTACCTTTTAGTTTTTTGGCATACTCTTCAAAGTTTTCATATAAATATCGTTGTGCATTTCTTACAGACTCATAATTACTTTGCATCATCTTAGACAAATCCTTTCCTAACATTGAAACTGTTTGTAGGGGTGCTACAGAGTTCATTAATTTACCTAAATATTGTCTTGAAGCTTCTTGCACAGCTTGTTGTTGTGTTCCAAATTCTTTACCTACCCATGGTAAAACACCAATAACTTTACTGTACGCTCTCCAAAATGGCATATTGGTAGCCTGAATAATACCCAATGGCATACCGTAAGTGTCTGATATCTCAGCTAATTTTTGTAAATTCTTTTTTGTAGGACTAATGCCAAATATTTTATTACCAATAAATCCTTTTGTATGATTGAAGATAGGTCCCATTGCAGCGGCTCCACCTGTAAATGCAGCGTTTAACATAGTGTCATATAAAAATTGTGAACTTGCTTCTTTCAAACTAGGGTTTGGTAAATCTAATAATGTTCTAAGAATTCTGTTACTAAAATCATAGGCATAACCACCCGCTTGTGTTCCAAGTAGTTCAGAGCCATATAATTCTTGCGGAGTTAATAAAGTAAAAGGATTTCGTGTACCCATTATCTTTGCAGCCTGTGCAGCTGTTACAGCACCCATGCCTCCTATCATTTCAGCAGATGGTTTAGAAACTAAGTTTTGAGGTAGTCTAATATCGTCAGGCAAGTATTGCCCTACAAAAGGAATGTAAGAACCGGGGTTAGGTAGTGAAAACTCTTTTGCTGCTTGATTATAGTAAAAGTTTGCTGGATCTTTTATTAACTCTTCACGAGCCATAACATCAGAAGTTTTATTAGCTAGTTCGCCATAGTATTCTTTACTTCCTTTTTCAAAAGGAATTCCAGAAAGTAACATTTGTTTGTCACTAGCTTCAATTTTTTTTAATACTTCTTGAGTTCCCTCAAATGTTAAATCAGCAGGTAAGCCGTAAGCTTTTTTTATTTTACTTAAATCTTGTGAAGACATCTTACCTCCAGGCATCTCTAACATAATTGTTTTTTGATTAGGAGTGCCTTTCATTAAGGTAATTGGCTTGCCTTTTTTTGTTCCTGGTGTGAAAGAATCTATTTGTACAATGTTATCTCTTTCCATTACATTAACCCTTCTACAGAAGATACACTAAATAAATCATCAAGATCTATCACTTCACCTTCGTTATCAAATTCATTAGGTACAGTTCTTTGTTGATTTTCTGGTTGTTGACTTTGTGTGGTACCCTCTTCAGGACTTGTACCTTCTTGATTTATTTGACTTAAATATTGATTAAAGTCTTTAGGATCAAGACCTAAATTTCTTAAAATGCTTTCTGTTTTTGTACGATCGGAGAAAGTTGGATCTCTTGTTAAAATCTCAGGGTATGCACGTAGTAAACCACCTTGAGCTTGTCTAATTTTACGATCAACTTCTTTTAACGCAGCGATCACATCTTGTGGAGCTTTTGCACCATAAATAGAAATCGCATCACTGGCACGTTTAATATCATCCACGTTCAAACGACCTGTTGGTTTGTTAGCTCTAGCTAAACCATAAATAATAAAGTTTTCACGAACTTTGTTTTCTGCATAACTTGTGTCATAACCTTGGCTTACGAACCAATCTTCATTGAATAAATCAGCCATGGATGCTTCTACATCTTTAGTTGTTGATGCAAAAGGATTATTTCCTGAAGGTAGATCAGTAAGAGTAATAACAGTTTCTTTGTCGTTATAATCATCAAACTCAAGGAAATCTTTATTGTATAGCTGTTCACCACCACTGGTTAAGTTAGTACCTGCTAGTCCACTTCCACCTGATTGTTTTGAAATTTCGTTAAAAATAGATTCAATATTAAAGGCCGTGCTTTGAATAATACTTTGAATATTACCAGGTAAACCTAACTTATTAATATCACTTGAAGCAGTCACTAAAATACTTGATATGTCTGATCTAATACCGTCTAGTGATGCAAAGTCTTGAACACCTTCTGTAATCTTCTGCACGGAGGGTGTCAATGATTCAAGTGTAGCTTGTTCTGTTCCAGGTTGTGTTTTTCCAATAATTGTTGCATTAAAAGTGCCGTCAGGGCCAGCAGGAATAGGCACATCAAAAATCTGTACTTGTCTTCCATCTTCTAACCCTTGTACTCGACCTAACATTAATTGTGGTCCGAATTCGGAAGCAACCATTCTACCACTGCCATATTGTCTTGCACCTGTTGGATCAATGTAGCTAACATTTAAAGGCGCATCCAAATCATTTAACATACTCAAAGAAGATTTTATTCTTTCTTTTTGCACGTCAAGATTGTGTGAGGATACATCTTTTAAAATATCAGAATTAAAACTCATAAATTTGGTCATGTCATCATTGTCATAACCCATCATCTTCAAAAAGAAATCAGCTTCTTTTTCCATAATTATTTTATTTGCATCTTGTGCTTGTTGAACAGCAAGCTCTCCAACTTTCATTTGATAATTAATTTTGTTTAATTGGTCTTGATCTGCTCTACTTAAAGCTTTTCCAGTGGCTTGTGCTAATACATCAAGAGCACCTGCAACGCCTTTAAATTGTGTTCTGCCATTTAAGGCATCAATGACAAAATTAAGAGTTGAATCTAAACCACTTCTTTTTGGAAGTTCTCCTAAAGATTGTCTAATCTGTGCTTCAAAATCAGCAGGATTGTAACGATCACCTAGACCTAAAGCTTTGTAGTATTGATCGGCATATTCTCTTCTTTGATCTCTCACAGGTAAATACTGACCCGCAAACTGATTGGCCATGGCATTCATATAAGATGTTGTATCAACATCTTGTGCCGCTTGTTGTACACTGGTTGCAGCATTAGCTTCCATTTCAGGAGTTGGTGCTTCTTGCTGTTCCGATATAGAAAATTTACCTCCTTGATGAGGTCTAATAGAATTTATTGGTTGAATAGGATCAACTGTTAAGTCGATTTTGAAATCGCTAAGGGTATCATATCCTAAAGAACTCATGAACCCTCCTTATCCTGCGTATCCGCCTAATGCACTTATTCCTTGTAAAAGAGGATTACCCATTCCTGGTGCTGAAGCTTGCATGAAAGATGGTGCGGCACCACCAAGTAAGCCAGCTTGAAATGATAATTGTTGATAGGGCTGTTGATACTGAGACATTGCATTTTGATAAGCAGTTTGTGCTGCTTGTTGATCGGCAGCAGTTTGTGTGACACCTAGTTGACTTAGTTGTGTCGCTAAATTTGCTTGTGTTGTTGGAGCTTGTACACCAAAACCTCCATATAATTGACCAATGCCTGTGCCCAGTTCACCACCTGCAAGTTGTAAACCTGCAGCAGCTTGTTGTGCTTGTCGTTGATTTTCAAATGCTGATTGTGCTTGTTGTTGTGCAGTTTGAAAACCTGATGATAATAGGCCAGCTATACCTGTGCCTAACTGTTGTTGAAAACCTCTTTGTGCTTCTGCTTCTAAAACTCCTTCACGACCACCACCGAAAGCACCTGCGCCTAAAGCCTGTGCTGCTCTTCCTTGACGTGAGATATCAAAATTTCTTTGCATTTCTTGACTGTACTTATCAATCACTTCTTGTTGATAAGGATTCATAAACTGTTGATAGGACTGTGGATCGTAGGCCCCGGTTGTTTGCGCTGAGGTTGTCATCGCATTGCTAATAGCTGCATTTGCACCTTGTAGTGCTCCTACACCCATTCCGAAATAATCAGGTCCTGTTGTAGCTGCATTAGCGGCTAAATTTGTTGCTTGACCAATAGCGGCTGAAGGGGAAACAACTGTTTGTGTTGGGATTGCTGCAGCATTAGACGTTAAAGCCTGACCTGCAGTTAGCACATTACCATATTGTTGTGCAATTAAATCTTGTAATTCTTGTGGTGTCATTAAACTCTACCTATTCCCATGTTTTGTGCTTTGTCTTCTAAAGAATACATCATGTCATACATTTGTTTAGTACCTTGTTCTCTATTACCATTACCCGCAGCCATTACTGCTTGTTTCGTCATTACAAATTCGCCATCGGAGAGCATTGCAGGGATATCGTCAGATTGACCATCACCTGGACCATTAATCATACCGTCTTTTTCAGGAAAGTCCATCACTCCACCTTGGTTCATAGTGGCTGCATAAACGGGATTAATATCTTCATAAAAAGCTTTGTCTCTTCCACCACTAGGTAGGTAAGGATTTTTTGTTGGATCGTAAAACATTTCTTTTTCTTCATCAGACATTGCTGCTGCTGCAACAGTTGCACCAACAGATCCTAGCTTTAGTAAAGTGCCATATTTTTCAAAAAAGTCTGTGACTGGAACTATTTGCTGTGAACCATCAGCATTTGTAATAACTTTTGATTTTTTAATTAAAGAATCAAAGAATCCTGACTTCTCGATTGGTGCATTTAAATTAGTGCCTCCTGAACCGATTGATCCTATAGAGCCTCCTCCATCAACAGTGAAAGAACCTCCTTGTTGTGGTGTAATAATTGGATCTGTCATACCGCCAGGAGTCATACCAAAACCACTTTTTACTCCACTCATAAATGTATTACCTTTACCCAAGGCATCAATACCTTGGCCAATTGATCCGTAGGCCACGTTTCTTAAAACGTCTTCAGGTTTTGCACCAGTAGCTAAACCTAGTCCTGCTTGTGTTAGCATGGGATTCGCTGCAGCAAAAGATCCAATACCACCTAATGCTCCTTTAATACCACCTAACCCTTTCATTGCACTTAACTGAGGAGCGAACTGAGGTAATAGTAGTCCAATACCGATTTGTCCAACAGGACTTTTTATTAAATCTTTAGCAGCTTTGAATATCTTCTTAAACATTTTTACTCCGGTAGTGTATGTGCTCCAGCGAATACATTCGGAGCTGTTACATGAACGTCTCTTCTAATATCCGCTTCTTTTGTGTCTGTATCTGGATTGTCAATATCTGCCTGACAGTCCTCGTGTGAATTATATTCTTGACCTGTTTTAGTATTAGTGACAGTTGTTTCTACTTTTGCACTATATACAGGAATTTTTTGACCATCGATCGAGTCATAACGCAGGATCTTTGGTTCATCTACAATCTTTGCCATACTCTATTTTTATAGGTAGAAAGCTAGGAAATCAACAGGTTTATTGCTGTTGCTTGACTTCTAATACAGATATATCAGAGGTGAGATCTGTACTATCAGCTTGAATCTTTAAAGAATCTCCACCTTCATACACAAAAGGTCCATTGAGTTGTTGAGTAGATCCATGAGCTACATCAATGTTATTAATTTCTACGTCAGTAGAACCATTATTATGTGTTATTTTTGCATTAACAGTACCTGATCCTGAATCATTATGAAGAACTATCGTTTGAACTATGAAGGTAGAAACAGGTGTTGGAGGAGTTGCTGCCACATTTGCAACAGGAACTGTAAAAATTGTTATAGCTGCAGTGTTAGCTGCTTTTTGTGTAAACCTTTTAAATACGTCAGCCATCTATCTAAAAAACCACGCTCTTCTTGTGGACTCCTCTTGAGTGTCTTGTGTATATTGAGTGTTCAATTGTTGTATCATTTCCTCTAATTGTCGAATTAGTTCAGCAGACTGTTGAGCATCATACTCAGGTCTAGGGTCAGGAAATCTTTGTAGTATTAATTTTGCCATTATCTTCTACCATCGGGTTGAATATCAAAACGTTGTGTTCCTAATCTCCAAGCGGTGCCTGTTGTATTAGAGACAACGTTGACTGTGAATTCTCTACCTCTTCCTCGTAAGCTTACAAACTCTGTAGTATCGGTAAAGGTTGCTGTCTTAATGACACTTGTCGTATTGTTTGGATAATATTTGAATTCTAAATTCATATTTAAAGTGCCTTCTTGATTTTGAATATCGGGTATTAGTTTTTGTACAAAAAGAATATCATTACCATCACCTATTTCTACAGATCCTGATTTCACAAAAGCAGTTATGGCTTCCCCATCTGCGTTATTTCCTGTCTCATGTAAAAACATTTGAGTGGCTCCTTGAGTCACTCCTAAGATTGTTTCATTATTGGCCGTGGTCGTTGGTAAGTAGTCCGAGGCTACAGGATTATCATAAACTTCTCTATCAATCCAAGTTGTTCTATCTAGTGTTCCTGTCCACCAAGTTTGTTCTAGGTAATTGTAAGCAACAACAGCATTAATTTGATCAGAGCCTGTTCTATTATAGAACCATAGTATTTCGTTATACTCACCATTGTGTCCTGCAAAAGCATTTTCAGATCCAGTTTGATTTATATTATTAAATACAAACTGTTCTACAGTGCAAGGTAGTTTTTTCACCGTACCATCAAAAAGATAAAAAGAATCTTGTGACATCCAATAAGAGACACCGTTCAAATCAACACCTGCGTGACTACCAATAATTCCACAGTTCTGACCTAATTGTCTTAGACCAAAAGTAAAAGGAGGACCAATAAATTGCATTGAGTGCAATGATGTATCTGTCCATACAAGTATTTGACCTCTTGATCGCTCTGCTGCCACGATCCGTGATCCGTCAGCAATACGAAGTGAGCCCGCAGTGTTCTCCGCTGTTGGTTGATACGTATTAATATCCTCTTGACTTGAAAATCTTATCAATAAATCGTCTTGCGAACTTATTGTTCCAATTGTGTTTTCTGTTCCCATAAAAAGTAAATGTCTATCAGGAGTAGAAACTAAACTTAATCTTGAAGCAGTAGGAGCATTTGTTATAGCGGTTGCTCTTGTGCTTACACCACTTGAAGTGTCCCATCTAAAGGCACCACCATTTAGAGCGGTTGCGATTAAGTCTTCTCCAAAATTGTCCAAGGACCACTGACGAGCTTCCAAGGTTACGTTCGAAACTGTTGAGGGTTCTCCCCAAGCTCCATCACCATAGCCATCTGTACCCCAACCAAAAGCAGGTAAAGAGAATTCAGGACCAATACTTATTTGATAATTAGCATTACCTGTTCCTCCACCTCCTGCGGTAGATCCCGATGCAGTATCTGTGTGCGTAACAACGTAAGCTGCTGTGTTTACAATAGAGGTGATTTCAAATTCATTATTCATATCTAACCCATCAATAGCTGAGAAAGAATCGAAAGTAACAAAATCTCCTTTTGAGGCACCATGACCAGTATCAGCTACCACCACTGAAGTTGTTGCGTTTGTTGTAAAAGGATTTGTAAGAGAGTCTGTAGCTCGAATAGGAGTAATGTCATAAGCTAGTCCTTCCTCTATAACATAAAGCTTTCTATCAGTGCCTACAGCATTATATCGTGTGCCATCTAAAGCTACCCAAGCATGTTGATCACGAGCAACACCCACCAAAGTTGTAGAGATAAATTTCTCCCATCCTTTAATTTTCTGTGGTAATCCTTGAAAAAAACGTACATTATCACCATCTGTCCACTTGCCTTCGCCTGTGTAATCGGTGACTTCTTTATTGATACCTGGTGCTGGTCTAAAATTTACTAATGGCATGAAAGTAATATACCTTATAAATACTATTTTTCTAGTATTTCTGTTTGAAAAGCAATAGTAGTTCTAAGCAAAGAACTAACCCTAGTGGGAGCAGTTGCTCTATGTGGATATTTTCCATCAAAAACTATTAATCTGTCCTGTTTAAAAGAGGCAACTTCTTTTGCTTCTTTGTTTTCATCATAAACAATAAACTCTCCTCCCCATTCAGCTTTCCAAGGAGAAACACAATATAGATAAGTGGGAGTGCTATAATCCGAATCAGTGTGAATAGATCCATCAAATCCAGAAGGATAAATATTAGCGTGCCACCTGTGTATGTTTATATTAGGTTCGAGAAGTAATTGATTACATTTTTTATAAAGGTCATAAACTAAAGGAACAATAAAATCTTTTTCATTTATTGACGAAGTAAAAGAGTGAGGATGTGTTTCGTCTTCATTACCTTTATTCTGAAAAGAAAATTGCAAGTGTCCTTCAATAACATATTTATCAAAAAAACCAGTTATTAAATATGGATCGTTAATAAAATTATCAAAAATTTTAATCATTTTTTTTAGCAACTAAAGACCCAACATGACCTTTAAATGCTCTATTACCAAAGTGAGTTAAAGGCATAGCTAAGTCAGCCCAGATTTCACCACCGCACTCTTGCCATAGACGAGAGAAGTAGTAATCTTCAGATAAATATCTCATTTGTGGTTGACCTTCTTTAGTCTTAGTTTTGTAAGGTCCAACAGCGAATAAATCATAACAGTTATCAGATTTATAAGAACCCCCATTAACTATTTGGTCAGACTCATACTTTCTTTCAGGAAACTTCTTCATCATAGTTCTAAATACTTTTCTTTTCACAAGCATCATACCTGTGGCTGCTTCTTGCACACGAAAAAACCCTCCCTCACCTTTTAAATTTAGAGGGTCATCAAAGTTTACATTATAGCCTAAGGCTTTAGCTTCAATATCATCAGGAGTAGCATTTGGATTTTCTTTTAAAATGTCTTTAATCTTTTCAAGATATAAATGTTTTCTAGGGTAAATTCCACAAGCTACATCTTTATCTGCACAAAGTAATCTTTGAATATTTTGCCAAGTGAAACCTATGTCAGCATCTATAAATAAAAGATGTGTAGCAACAAAATCTTGTTGATCCATCATCATAGAAACTATGGTATTTCTAGCACGAGTAATTAAACTTTCATTACCCATTGTTTGTATTCTCATTGCAACATTATTAGCTTGAGTCCAAGACTGTAACTCCAACAAGCCATGTAAAGTCGATTCAGTAAGCATACCACCATACATTGGCATTCCTAAAAATATTTTAAAGTTTTGATCTTTAATTTCTTCTGGTTTAATCATTTGTTCCTCTGTTCTATAATTTTTTGGGATAAAAAAAATATACAGTATTGTATCTCCAATTTCCATTAGAGTATTTACTGTGATCTTCTATATATCCTCCGTGGTTAATTGAACCATCAAAAACAACCAACCTATTAAAAACTGAAGGTATCACACAGATATCACTTTTATAATTAGTCGTATCGAATTGTATATCAATTTCTTCAGGTGTGGGATTGTCAGGTTTCCTACTGTATAAAGCTGTGCCTCCAGAATTTATTTTGTCTAAGGTCACTAAAAAATTAAAAGTAGGGTCGGTGTGTGGCCAAAACTGTATTTCTTTTTTAGGAGTATTTATCCAAGTAAAGATGTTTGAATAAATTTCGTTGCAAGTAAAGTTACTTAAATCTATAAAAGTATTAAAAAAATCTTTTGTTTTATTCTCGTTTTTTAATCCCCATTTATTTATGTCAAATCTCATACGACAATCATAATAATCTTTGAAATTTCTACCTTCTTTACTTATTTTCCAATTAGGAAACCAAGAGTTTTCAAACATTGCGTGTATCTTTTCTGCATTTTTATAAAAATCGTCCACATATAAATATTGAAAAGAACCTATTGTTTTTTGATAAACTTTTAAATTATCGTTTATTTCAAATAAGTTATCGTGAATGTAGGGAAAAGCCATTATTTAATCCACAAATCATTTCCGTAAACCAAAGCATCTAGCTCACTTGTATATAATAGTTCTAAGGCATCTTTTTTATGTGCTGCAATAGGCTTACCATTAACATTTAAACTTGTATTTAATAGTACGTCACAGTTTGTTTCATTGTAAAACTTTTGTATGAGTTGAGTAAAAACTTCATTATTTTCAACAGTCTGATGTCTACAAGTCTCATCTACATGTGAAATAGCAGGGTATTTATTAAAATCAATAGGATCTGCATAAAGCATATAAGGGCTTTTTGAAAAAGATTTGTTTATTGTAGAACAACCAAAAGGTCTAAACTTTTCTCTTTTTTTAATATTATTAACCTTTTCTCTCATATCTTTATCTCTTGGATCTGCTAATATAGATCTATTCCCTAACGCTCTAGGTCCTATCTCTCCGTGTCCTTGATACCAACCAACTATTTTTTGATTTTTTAAAAGCTCTACTGTCTTGTTCATTACCATTTCTGAGGGTGCTTCATTGGGACTTTCATCTGATTGACAGAAAGGAAAGTTGTCTAATTTAAAATTAGATAAATTATGTTTCATTCTTAAATACTCTAAAGCTCCTAAACTTAAACCATCATCATTAGGATGAGGAGGTATAACAATATTTCTAAACTTTTTTCTAAACTGAGTATTCCAATTTACATTTAGTGCCACACCTCCTGTGTAACAAAAATATTCATCCTCTTTGAAATGTTTGGACATGTAGTCTAATAATAAATCTCCAGCATACTGATGAAGAGTTCTCAACCAATCAATTCTTGGTTGAGGTCTATCTTTATAATAATTTACATCAAAAATATGTTCTACTTGTCTAATGCTAAACTGTTTTAGAAATTCATAAAATTCTTTATCTATCTGACCATAACTTTGTAAAGCCATTAATTTTCCCGCTATATCAATACTATCGTATGCTTTAACATCAAAATAAGTTCCTGTTTCAGAAAGAAGATGGCCAATTGAACCGTATTGAGCATCTCCCCTTACTTTGCATTTACCTTGTTCTATCAGTGTCCAAATAGTGCCATAATCTCCAAAACCATCATAAGAAAAACCATTTAGTTTATGTGGTTCTTTCACTAAAGGCCAACAACTTAAATGATGTGCCCAATGATGATTTACTCTAGTAACTTTACAATCAGCTTTAAAATCAACTTCTGGTCTTGAAGGAAAAAAAATATCGTTTCTAGTATTAAAATTGTAGAACCATGGATCAAAAACAATTGCAATTTCATCAAGATTTTTTGATCTTATGCCCCACTCTTCTTCAATAATTTTTTCCCATAATGTCCAATCAAAACCTTGTTCTTTATAGTTTTGATTTTTCATTACAGAATGATGTTTAATTTGATATTTTCTTTCAGTTTTTAAATACCTTACTTTTTCTCCATCAAAGTAACTAAAGTTACTGTCATGATCACATATTCTTAAACCTAGTAATTTCAATTCATAACCTCGAAGTTTGCCGAAAATATTATTCTTTGTTCATCCTTATTCGGAGGAACTTTATGTGGTAAATAACCTGGAAAAATAACAAGTTTATTTTTTTCTGCTACAACACTTTTAATTATTTCAGGTGTGTAAGGAAATCCTGGAATATAAAAATTTGTAACGGAAGAATTGTTTGTGGCATCTACATAAAAAATTAAAGAATATGAGTTTTCCTTACAATGATGTACATGAATATCATGATGTTCATTTTTAAAATATTTTTGAAACCATGATTCTGTTACTATAAATTTTTCTTTGTTTAATACATTTTTACAAAAAATATGAAGGTAAGAAAAAATAAAATTCTTAAAATTATTTAAACTTGAATTAAATAAAATATTTTTTTCTAAATAAAAGGTTGAGTGAACATTTTCTTCTTTAGGCATCTGTAAATTATTTATATAATTTTTTAGAATCTGACTATCGTAATCAGTAATTATTTCATAAATAGAAATATCAAAAGATGTTTTAAAAATTTTTAAGTCAGTAGACATTAAAAGTTTATCAAGTTTCTCCTAACATACTTCTTTTGTCATATTTGTATTCTTTAAACTCACCCTCTTGGTCAACATAATGCAAAAAGACAGTTATGAAGTGATCATGTGTGCATATCTCTCTCCAATGTATATTATTCATACCTTTAAAAATTAATGCATTATTAGGTTTCATCGGATATTTATAGTTAATTTTATATCTATTATAGTTACCCTCAGCATCAAAATATTTATAGTCAGATGATTCATCTACTTCTCCTACAAACAATTCGTAAGGTTCATCTATAGGATCAGCTCCAAGACAGAGAGCCACTGTATATTCACAAGAAGGTCTATCTTTATGAATAGGTAAATCAGAACCTTTATCATATATTCTTAAAAAAGAATAAGTAGGAAATAATTTTTTACCTACATTTTGTTCAACGACAGGTGTACTTAAATCACATATTGTTTCCATAAGAAAATCACTATGCTCAGATATCAAAGAAGATGTTTGTGTATCAACTTTAAAACTTTTCTTGTTGCTATACTTTAAGATGCAATAACTATTTAAAATAGTTAATACTTGGTTTGGTAAAAAGTTTTCTATAAATAAAGGAATCATTATATAATCCACCCAATCAAAGCATACCTTGTGCCTTTTGTAATTTTATTAACTCTGTGTGGAAATATAAAATTAGAGGGAAAAACAATTGCATCCCCTGTGCCTTGAACATATTGTTCTAAGGAGTTGTCATTTAAACTAAATACAAATTCACCACCTTCAAAAGAATCATTTAAATTTAGAGAAATGGATATATGTCTTTCATTGGCTTTATTTCCAAAATCTTCATGAAAATCATAACCTACTTTATATTGATTGGTTTCGTACTTCAATAAATCTAATTGTGAAATTCTTTCAAAATGAAAAGAAGGATAATTCTTAGAATAATTATTTGCTATTTGATAAAATATAGACTGAACGTAATTAGATACAATTCTTTGACCAAAGGAATTTGGTTTTAATAAAGTTTTTGTGACACAGTTTCTTACCTCTTTATTTACACCACTAACTGTAGCAGCGTCATCAAAATCATTACCAAAATATTTAATTATTTTTTGACAAGCCTTTGAAGGTATGACTTTTCGTATTTCTTTAATATATTTTTTCACTTGATTAGTAAGTGATACTATGTCCTGAAAGGTAATTGTTTCGAGCTGTATCAGCCGCAGTTGTTGCCGCAGTTACAGCAGCAGAATCATCGTCTGCATTTGCATCAGAATGTCCATTATATGTTGAGTTATAATTTGTTTTCCAAACATCTTGAGCTTCTGCTCTAATGACTACATTAGTGGCCCATTGAGGAAAAGAAGAAAGAGAAAGATTATCTCTGTTATCGATGTATTCAATATGACCTGTATTAGAACCTGCATCCCACTGTAAAGCATGAATACTAGCGTCCACTTCTGTGTGAGATCTTAAATTTAAATATACATTATTATCTAAATATACATCAGACTCAGTGTTACCTGTGCCTTTTGCTGGTCCATCACTATTTAAACTACCAGCAGCATCATAAATAATAGTTATTCTACTATTTACTGTTGTGTTGTTTACGGTTGTTGCCATCTTTTTTTACCTTTTTACCTTTCTTCACTTTTACCTTATTATTACTTAATTGTCTAATGGTTTCCTCTTCTAAACTTTTGTCATTGGTATCAATAGCTTTTTGATGATTACCAATTACTTCAAATATAGAGGAAGCAGTTTCCATGGCTTTTTTAGCATTACCACTTTGAGCTAAAACCTTTGTCATTATATTATTTGACTGCACCATTTCGTTTCTAAAAGATTCAGTAGCGGCTTTTGTGCCCATTATTTGTTGTGAGTTTTCAATTAAAAGTAAAGGAATCCATGCTATGGAACACCCCCACTCTTGTACATCTAATCCTGTTTGAGGATTCTTACCTTGAAGCATATTATACCAAACACATTGATGTTTAATACATTTCTTATTTAAAAGAGGACACTTACCATCAGGATCGAATATAGGCACTAATCTTTAGCGGCTACAATTACGTTTGCGTATTTAATGTTCATACCTGGCATTGCAAACTGAGCATTCGGTGCAGTAGCACCTGACAATGAAGCACTTGGAACAGAAAATGGGTGAGTATGTCCTCCACCACCACCTGCATTGTCTACTGTTGTGGTATCAGGGCTAGCTGATCTTTGTGTTCTTCCAAATTGACTAACACTGCCTCCTCCTGGACCCGAACTTATAATGGTTGCTTGGTGATTATGAGAAGCTATTTCTGGAGTTGATAATGTGTGAGAACCAACAGAACCTGTTACAGAAACAGAACCTGAAACAGGTAAATCTTTTTGCTCTGTATTTCTAGAGGCTGCAAAAGTTGTTTGAAAAGTATCACTACCCCCTGTGCCTGCACCTGAACCTGTAGTCACACGAAAAGCAGCATCACTTAATGCAGCAGCAGTGTCTTGTGTCCAACCTGTTGGAGCTGAGGCTTGATAGAAAACCATTTTAGTTCCTGAAGCAAAAGGTTCAACTCCTGTTAAACCAGCACCACTACCTGTAAATAAAGTAGCCTGAACTTGTCCATTACTTCTAAGTGTGATGTTACCACCACCCGCTGTTAAATTTTCACCCGCAGCAATAGTCACTGCTCCTAATTTGTCGACGGCATTGTACATTTTAAAATTAGCTGTACCCTCACAGTAAACATGCGAGTAAGCACTTTGTGCTATGACAATACCGTTAGCTGTATGTCCTGTTGCAGCTATGGTAAGAGTTTGAGAACCTGTTGTATTGTTAAAGAAAACATAATCGCTTTCAGTGGCAGGAATAAATACTACGATATCTCCTGTTAAAGCTCCTGTAAGTTCAATTACTTTATTAGAAGATTCAGCAGTTGGATCTGCATCCGCAGTTGAAAGAGTAATATTAGCAGAACCTGCAACAGATTTAGCTAAATAACCTGCTGAAAATGCATCTAAAACATCTAAATTATTATTGGTATTTGTACCCCAGGTATTAGCGTTAGCCCCTGTTTCCATCTTTTCTAATTTGAATCTACTTGTATATGTACTTGCCATGTTTAAACCTCTCTAAAATATATCTTTTTTTGTTATTCAAGCAACATCTTTTATGCTGCGTCTACCCCTGTCCAAGTATTACTTGCACCTGTCGTTATGCCTGTCCATGTATTGCTAGCCCCTGGAGAAACATTTGCCCAAGGTGTGGCAAACGGATTTCCTGTGACTATTGATAAGTCAAGTCCTGTTACGTTAACAATAGCTCCACCTGTAGCTGTTGCTGTTCCTGCAGCAAAACTCATGGCAACTGTGGAAACACTTACAATTACACCAGTTCCTACCTCTACTGTTTCCGTACCTAAAGCAGAGGTCATTGAAACTCCTGTAGGTTGTACAAGAGCATCTGCCTCTGCCACAGCAGTTCCAAGTGCAGAAGTCATAGTGACTGGAACAGGATCTACTTGTGTAAATATTTCAATAGTAGGAGTTCCAATAGCAAAGTCTAATTGATCGGAAGGTGCAATAACTGCAACACTTCCCTCACCAGAAACAGTCGCTCCTGATAAAGCTACACTTACTAATTGACTATCTAAAGTAACAAGAGATGTTCCTGTTTCAGTTGTATCACCTAGAGCACTTGTCATCTCTAAGCCTGTTACAGAAACTATGACACCTGAACCTACTTCAACTGTAGAAGTGCCTAAGTCCGTGGACATCGCCACACCTGTGACGCTAACCTCTTGAGTTATATTTTCATTCCATGCGAAAGAACCCCAAGTATTTCTTCCCCAACCTGCATCAACGGTTCCGTCTGCTACTTCAGTGCCTAAACCAAATGATGTGGATAAACTTCCGAGAACGACACCTGCGCCTTCTTCAATTGCTAATGCTCCAGAGAGTTGTGTTTCGAATGAAACACCTGTAGGAAACGTGACATTTTCAGGTTCACCTACTGCAGTGCCTAACGCACTGGTCATAGATAAAGTTGAAACGGCTACTAATGCATCTGCAACAACAGACTCAGTTCCTAATGCTGTTGTAGTCGATAACCCAGTAACAGATACCGTGATCGAGCTTTGTTGGCCAAATGCCCCTTCGCCCCAATTATTTTCACCCCAAGCATCTGCCATGGTAATGCTCCTCTAAATTAAGATAATCTTAATATAGCACTTGAAGCATCATTAGTTGGGAATGCGATTGTGAATGTACCGTTTGTTGATGTCTTTACACTTCCGAAATCAAGAACACAAATAGCTGCGTTTGTATTAGCTGATGATCTATTATAGATCAAAGCTGCTTGAGCAGATATTGTTGCTGATGTAAAACTTGCGTTTGCAAAATCAACAAATGCTGTTGAAGCTGTTGCGCTAGTTGCTGTTAAGCCAATAGTTGCACCTGTTAAAGTTGCACCACCTGCTGCGTATGTTCCAGATGCGCCTACTTCGTTTGTTGCGGAATAGGCTGTTGTGTTTCCATTTAAAGTTACGGAATCTGTGTACAGAGCGAGATTGATTGTATCGCCGTCAATATCGTGATCCCCTGCTAACAGCTCCTGTTTAAAGGAAGCACAGACTGCTTGGTTTATTGCCATGTTTTATGCCCTCCTTAGGCTTTAGGGTCTGCAGAGGGAAGTGGTACTCTTAACACTCCGTCTACATACTCATCTCTTCGTTTACGTCCCATTTGCTCATTAGCGAAAGCTTGAAGAGCAGTCTGAAACTTTTGTGTGTATAATTGCATATCTTGTGTGTTTTTCAAGTATGAAAAAGCTTCCGATAATGTGCCATACAACAAAACTTCTGGTGCCTTATTTGATATAAATGTTGTTGTTGATGTAGTACCCGCACCATTTCCTAAACGTTCTGGTGTTTCGTCATACCACATTTCTACTGTGTAAGCTGTATTTGGAGTAGGAGCTACAATCAATGTTGTTGCGTCCCAGTTGCCCCAATATTTAGGTTGACCTGTAAAATTTGTATCTGTCGTAGATCTTTCTACTGAATATTCGTCCATAAAAGTAGCATCTCTTTGCTCTAACCAAGTTCTTGTTCCATCATCAGCTACAATTTGTAATGCTCTAGCAAACCTAAACCCACCTTCTGGGCCACTAACATCTAAAAAAGCATTGTTAGCTTCAAAAGTTGTTGTTGCATATCTTCTTTGTGCATCAGTATCTATAAGTCTATCAATTTGATTTTCAATATTTGTAAGAAAAACATTTATAACTGTATTAGAAAGTACATCAGATGTAACCTCTGTGTAGTTTCTTACATTATCTAAAAGTTCAGAATAATTCATGATATCACCACTGTCACATTACCAACCACTGATACAAGTGTCAATTTTTGATTCGGAATTTGAGGCAACATACTAGATGACGTTGTTGGTGCAGAACCATCATTTGGTGAGGTTCCTTGCACAGTTGTCATAAAAGCACTATCTCCAGGATCACCAACAAACACAGTAACTGGCATTGGTTGCCCAAATGTATTAGTTGTTGCATCATCAGGACCTGGTGGTGAGTTAGCTTTTAAAATTTTATTTGATTCTGGTCTTGGATCTCTAAGTGCTACAGGATCGGCAGGGTGATAACCGGGATCTAATTGTGGGTGCTTAGGTTCAAAACACGAAGGACAAGTAAATAATCCATTCCATTCTTGTCTTAATTGTAAATATTTATATTGTTGCCCACATCTATCACAGATAGCTAAAGAACGATTACCATTTGCAAAGGTCATTTTACCCTACATAGAAACTACGAGGCACAATATTTACAGAAGTTGATTGACTATCTTCAGTCAACGCTCTTTGTAATTCTGCTTCATATCTTCTTTCTAATTCTTGAGAACGCTCAGGTGCAATTTCTTGTCCTATATAATAAGCTAATCCTGAAACTGTACAGGGTAAAAATCTAAAAGGTGCATCTGGATCATTTGTGTAATTACCCACATCTTCTATTCTTGCCACATAAAAATAATTTATTTGTGTGTCAGTTGTATTAGGTGTTTGATAAAGACTAATTTCTACATTAGATAAGTTTCTTCTTACATAATACTGACTAGGTGTTCCTGTTGAAAACTTGTTAGGTATATTTTCATATTCTGATCTTGATATTTTCGTCATACTTGTATCTGTCGTTGTGCTTCCACTTACATCTCTGAAAACTAATTCAAGAACATCTGAAGCATCACTAGGGGCAGTATATGTTGTAGTGCTGGCTGTTAGATTTTGTGTATGATTTTTTACTTTCCATAAATGAATACCTCGGTTTCCCCACTCAGAAAATAACAGATTAAGATTATCTCTTGCTGCTTGTAATTCATATCCCGTTCTTAAAGACTTACCACATCGTGCATAAGCACGATCAATAATTCTATCAAAACTAAGATTAAAAGTAGTAGTACCCGAGGTAGCCATTACATACCTCTTCTTGCTTTATGAGGGTTTGCGCTTGTAGAACCACCGCCACGCATTTTTTTAATCATGCCGCCGCCACGTTTCTTGACAACATTTTTCTTCTTAGCTCCGCCGCCACCTCTCATTTTAACAACATTTTTTTTCTTCATCATGATGTACGCTCCTTTTTAAATATACGTTCGTATTCGTCTTGCCTTGTTTTTACAACTTCCTCGTAATACTCGGCTGGCCATTTTTCATAATAACCTATCTTATGTAGTTTGCAACTTGCTTCATACAACTGTTTAAACTTCTGTACCAACATCATAGAATAAGCAAGATCTGTGTGATATTCAAAATTATCAGTGGGTTCAACTAAAAATTCTTGTTCTTCAACTGAAGCAGGATTACTAGGATGAAAACCCATAAAATAAACATCTCGTTTATTATAGGTTTTATTATAAAAATCTATCTTATCTTGAAATTGTTCAGGTGTATATTGATCCCAAAAAGGATCACAAAATATGATTATATCGTGTTTCTTTTTATTCCAATCTTTTAATACATTTGTGAGGTGCTTTTCATATTTGGTTTTGTCAGATCTAACCTCTATTCTTAGCTTACCATCTTTTCTCCACTTCGCAGCAAAAGGACATGCTGGAAAGCCTAGATGTTTATTCATTGGTTCTAAGACATTCTTAGACCAATCAATTACATCATCTTTTATTTTTTCTGCTTGTTTTTTTCGAGACAATTGTTTTTACATTGGTGGGTTTACCACCTGGATTGCCAGCAGCACGTTTTCTTCGTACTGCTGACGCTTTTTGAGATGTGCTCATACCTCTTGCTTTTGCAAGTGGGACACATTTTGGATATTTTCTTTTTGAACCTTTAGACCTACCGCAGGGTTGGTACTTACCATCTTTTTTAGGTGCACCAATGTCCACCCATTTTTCTTTCACCCAAGCACGTAAACCTTTTTTAGCCATTACCAGATTTGATTATAAATGGCCCAAAGAACAACTAACGCAAAAACAGCAGCTATCGCTTTGCCTTTTTTGTTTAAGCCATTCCACTTATTCCATAATTTTCCCATGATTTACCTCCTTAGACATAAAGTTTGGTTTTTTTTCTTTTTGAATTTTCAACCATGCCACATCCTGCAGCAACGATTGATCCGCCCTCAGCCATACGATTAGCAGATACGGATTTTCTTTGTTGTGAAATTGTACCACCCATAGCTTTTTTCTTAGCTTTCTTTTTGCCACCAGGTGTTACTTTTCCACTACAAACTGCACTAGCGTACATATTTGCATATGCGCTAGGATACACTTTAAA